GCCTTCTGGCCTAGTAACGTCTATCCCTTGTAACTGTTCTTGAACTTTCTGTCCAGAACTACGTAAGTCTTGACCAAACATACCACCTACGTTTTGACGCATACGAGCCAACTGCTCAGGTGCGCGACCGATCTGAGTTTGTGCGGTAGCTAATAAATTAGGGTTTTGCGCCACGGCTTGTTGACTCAAAAGTTTCTGTTGTTGAGCAGCGGGATCACCAGCAAAAATACCTGTTAATAAACCTGTAATGTCTTGTTGTGCCATCAGTATTCTCCTTAAAGTCCTAACCAGCTTTTAGCATCATTGCCCAAATCTTTAATCCACTGAGGTGTGGGTGCATCTCCAACGCCAACTGCTGCGCCAAGAGAACCACCTAAGCTTGAACCACCTAGTAAACCTTCTACAGCGTTTGCTCCTTGACCGCTACCTAGCAACAAATCAACCAACTGGTTCCGTTGTGTTTGTTCTCCAGCAAGTCCTGACTCATAACTACGCAACAAAGCCTCAAGACCGGTGCCACCAAGCTCAGCCTGCAACTGAGCGCCCTGTCGTTGTCCTGTGCCTGCGATGTTAGCAATGTTAGTACCAGCGGTAAGGGCATCAAGCTGCTGCTGCTGTGGGACGTATGCTTGGCCTAAGAGACCTTGCCCTAAAGCCAACTGCTGTTGTTGCTCACCTAACGCCATTTGACGTGCTTGGAAAGCTGCTTGATTCATTGCTTCCTGTTGTGCTTGGTTGAAACCAAACTGTTCAGCACCTTGACCACCATACTGTGCAGAGGATACACCACCACGACCACGAGCAAACAACTTTTCATTGAGACGCAACTGATCACGTTGCTCTTCAGGGTTCTGAATAGCTCTAATCTGGTTGTAGATGTCTTGACTAGCTTGACCTACGTCTCCTGTAACACCACCAAACAGGCCACCAGCTTGTTGTGTCAACTGTGCTTGCATCGCTGCTTGCTCAGGAGATAGACCTAAGTTAAAGCCACCTTGAGCGTCAGTCTGTGTAGTACCAGCGCCTGTGGTTACAGAGAAAGGCTTAAAACTTGTGCCTTGTACTGCTTGTTGTCCCATTTGCTGAGCAGCTTGATTAGACATTTGACCAAACTGAGCTTGTGCGTCAATGTCCTGCTGTCCTGCGTAATAATCAACACCAGCGCCCAAGAGTCCCTGTGCAAAGCCGCCTAAGTCAAAGCCGCTAGTGTTTGAACTGCCTAACATACCTGACAACGTACTAGCACCTGTTTGAGCAGCTTGATTGAAAGTTGTTTGATTAAACCCTGTAGGGCTTACATTTTGCACAGGTGTGGTTAAAGCTGAAGTAAAGGCTGATTGATTAAACCCTGTAGTGGGACTTACGTTTTGCATGGGTGTAGTTAAAGCTTGATTAAAAGCCGATTGATTTAAAGCCATTAGATAAGTCTCCCTATAAGAGCAAGTATGTCAATTTTTTGAATGGAAAAGGCAGCGTCATTAATCTCAGCTTCAATGCCGACAGTCACAACGGAACCGCTACCAGTACTGTTTACCTTCGGTGTTTGGATTACAATAGATGCGGAATATTCAGCGTCAGTGTTGTACTCCGACAAGCCGTACTCTGCTATATTACTAGAACCAAAAGTAAACTCTTGCTTTGTGAAAGCAGAGGTATAATCATAGCCCCAATTAAGTGTAGTTGGCGTACCTTGACCACCAATAATAGTCAAGTTAAACTTCTTCAAGAACTTTAAGTTAGCAGGACTTTGGAAGTCATTTGGGTTGCTAAAGTAACGTAGCTGATAACGCTCGTCACCATCAAGGTAGCCAGCGTACTTCGCAATACCTAAAACTTGTCCCATGTACAATGTGTCATCTACAAACAAGAAGAAAGCTGTTGGCTTTAAAGAAGACCAAGTAGTTACACGGAACGACCCATTTTCTAAAGGCTGCCTAACATCAAAACAATATACAATTCCACTCTCAGGGAATGTTATTAAGTAAAAAGCATCTATCGGACTATAGACAGCTTTAATTGCTTCCCTGTGTCCGTTAGACTGTTCTTCAACTGAGACTAAACTCAATAAGTCTGTACGTACATTTTTACTTATGTCGTTTAAAGGCAATGACTTTTGCTGTAAAAGACGACCTAAAGACATCACACCACGACTAGATAAGAACAGTAAGTCTGTACCTGTGGATTGTATAGAGTCTCTAGCAATACATCCTGTACCTTCAATAGTGTCGTGTAGTGTCAGTTCTGAGTTAGGGCTTTCAGCACCTGAGTAAACAATAATACTTTTCTTACCAAAAACCAGCAGGAAGTTGTTATGTTCTGCAAGTGCAACTACTTCGTCATAACCGTTAGGCCACACAGTAGTCAAATCTACAGAGCCTGACGAACCTCCGTTCCAGTCGTCCCCTGCCAGCAAGGAACTCCAATAGACAGTGTATTTATTATCTACAATATCACATGTCCACAAACGACCATAAGCGGCTAATATTTCATTACCTTGAGGAACTACATTACCACCAGTCGTGGGTAAAAGCGTTAGTGTTGTTGAACCGACTATGCTTTCTAAGGGTGCGTGACCTTTTTGAAAGAAATAAACATCATTATTAAAAGACACCATTTTCCAGTCGTTGTCAGTAATAACGTAGCCAGCAGGCAGTGTACATTCAACTAAAGTAGTAGTCCCTGTAAATATTTTATTGTTACCTGCTGAAAATACAGTCTTTACGCCAGTTCGACTAACAAATTCAACCATTGCTTCAATGCCACGGCTAGTACCTAAAACAGCAGGGCCATTAGTTGTGAGTAAGTCATATCCTTTCCTAGCACCTACTCTACCTAGCTGATCAATAACACAGTTGTCAGCAATAGAAGCATAAGCAGGGTCTAAGCCAATAGGAGAATCTTGAGTATTGATACCCAAAAATCCTGGAGCTGAGATAGTTACATGCTTGAGTTCTTGAGCCATTATACAGATGTCCAAATAGTTTCATCGGGATGTTGAGCAGCGTCATAAGCAACAGCGTTTGACAAAGCCTTGTCTGACAATACAAACATTTCCAATGCGGCTGTGCCTCCTGTTTCCCCGCGCTCCCTTGCTGCCAATGCTGTAGCTAACAATATAACAGGGTTTGTAGGTACTTTAAGTTTATCGTTGTCATCAACTAAATAGCCTTGACGCTGTACAACACTAAAGTTTAAATCATATACTTTGTCTGGAACAGGATACACTTGAAATACGTTGTCACCATTAGCATCCAAAGACTTTAAGTTGTAATACTGTGGTTGGCTTTTTGGAGCATCATTGTTAAGAAACAAGTTACGCATCCAGCTGTTGCCACGCTCAGCCATGAACACATTACCTGTATCATTGATCACGTCTAAGATCTTTAGTTTATTCTGTGAGCCAACAATAGTATATGTAGATGTGTCTTCTACTGTAGGCACAACAATAGTAGTACGAAGACCTGTCCAGTCCCACGCATCCTCTACGGTTTCCTTAGCTTCGTTTACAAGCTCACCAACAAGCATTGAATAACTGTTTTGTTCAACAGTTGCTACTTGGTCTTCTCGCAACCTACGCAGCACACTGTTCACTAATTGTAGATAGGTCATCTTCTGTTCCTCTGTATTAATTCAACAAGTTCTATTGGAGTACCGCCTATCTCTGTTTCAAAACCTTTAAAGTCTGAGAATAAACTATCCGTTGTTCTAGTGGCTACTGCTAGCCTGCGTGCGTCAGCTGCTTGAGCTGCTTGTTGTGCTGCTAAACCTTCGAAACCTGACTGCAACATTCCTTCAGTAGATAGACCAGATGCTTTAACAGCGTCTATAACGTCACTACCTACGTCAGCAACACCACCCAAGATGTCTTCACCTAAGCCGCCAATATCTTTTAAGACGTCTTCTAATGTTGAACCTGTAGCTTTAGCAAAGTCTTCAAGTGTAGAACCAAGTGGGCCAAGAGCATCTATAACGTCTTGACCTACTTCACCAATCTCACCGATAACTTCCTTACCGGAAGCAGCTACACCTTTCAATACGTCTTCAGTTGTGGAACCAGTAACACGAGCGATGTCTTCGATTGTAGAGCCAATAGGACGTATGAAATCCTCAAGAGCACTACCACCTTCTTTAATGGCATCTTCTAAACTAGAACCTAAGTCTCCAGTAAGGTCTGCAACACCCTCTAAAACGTCTCCTACGGTCTTACCAGTGGTTTTAGCTATATCCTCTACCGCTGACCCTATGGGACGTATAAAGTCCTCTAGCTGGCTTCCTGTGGCTTTTATAGCATCTTCAATGCCAGCGCCTAATGGGCTGACAACATCAACAACACCTTTAATAACGTCTTCTACCGTAGATCCTGTGGCTTTAGCAATGTCCTCCAGAGTGCTCCCTAAGGGCTTAAGAGCGTCAATAATGTTTTGGCCTACATCACCTACTTCTCCAATGATGTCTTCTCCGACACTTGCTACGCCTTTAAGCACGTCTTCTACTGTAGACCCAGTGGTCTTAGCGATGTCTTCAATAGTCTTACCAATTGGCTCGATAAAGTCCTCTAAGGCGTTTCCTCCTGCCTTTATAGCATCTCCTATTTCATCACTAAGTTCTCCAGCAATATCACCTACACCTTCTAAAACATCTTCAACAGTCTTACCTGTTGTTTTAGCAATGTCTGTAATAGCTGTGCCTATAGGCTCTAAAGCATCTATAACTTCTCCACCAGATGTCTCAACAATCTTAGCAACACCTTTAATAACGTCTTCAACAGTAGATCCTGTTGTGCGT